ACTGGACGTTGGATACGACTGGAAGAATTCCCTTCTACTCGTATCCTGCGGTAACTGTTTACGCGCGCAATTCTCCGATTATTAGCGTTGCAAGTGTTTACATCACGCAAGGAACCGGTCCTTCTTTCCAAATTACGGAAAACACAGACTTTATTGTGCAACGCTATGGTCTTGACCTGTACCGAGTCGGTCCAAACGATTCAGTCACAATCACCTACACGGCGGGCCTTGACGGCGATGCACTACCCGTCTTCCGTCTCCTAATCCTTCGCGCTGCAAGCCGAGAAATGCAGAACATGCACGACGACGTGGTCGGCATCAAGGACCTTGAGACACGAAACGTCGCACCGCTTACAACTGGATTTACCCAAGAGGAACTCCAGTCTGTTCGACGCTGGAGAAGGATCCGTATCTAATGCGGATTGAAATTGACGTTGATGCTGCTGATGCCATCGCCTATTTGCGGCGCATGGAAGAGCGCGCCGACAATTTCAGTTCAGTTTTCCGTTGGGCAAAGCAGGAACTTCGTAAAGCAAATGCAGAAAACTTTACGAAAAATGGTCTCCCATCAGGCGGCTGGAACCCACGCACCCGAGACTATGCGTGGCCGATCATGCGAAAAAGCGGAGCACTTTTCAGGTCCCTCACGAGTCTTAATGGGGCACCAAACGAGATCCATAAGACTCACGCCTACTTTGGAACTAAGGTTGAATATGCCAAGTTCCACCAGTACGGCACCACAAGAATGCCAGCACGCAAAGTCGTTTTTACTCCAGTCGGCTTCGCCAAGTCTGTCGGGGAAAGGGCTGCTAAGCACATTGTTGGCTTAAGAGGAGACTTGTTCTCATGATGCAGGGCGCAGCAGCAGCAAAAAACTTTGTGACTGAGTATTTGGCAGCGGACCTTCCGACGCGCCTACTCCAATATCGAAATCATTTAAATCTTGACGAAGATTCACTTCCCGATCCACTTCTGTATTTGAACTACGAGCCAGTAGCACTTGATCACTGGCCGACAGTCATCACTGTTGCCATTTCAGCGCCAGAGTTTGTGCGGGATGACTACGACTTCAACCTCAACCCCGAATATCGGGTGCGCTACAACATGCGAACCTACGTCTGGGTCAAGGCTGATGGATCTCAAGAATGCACGACGATGCGAGACAACTTGACCATGGTTGTCCGTTCCGCTCTTCTTGACTATCCGTGTCTGCGTGCCTTTGACGACGGCGGCAATCATTCGGTATTGATTGACGAAGGTACGATGCGTGAAGAGTATTCCGATCTAACATTGATCAAGGGTGAGCGGGTCCTCGCTGGCGCTTACGTCGGCTACGACCTGTCTCTTGATGAATGGATTACAAGGTCCAATGTTGGAACCTTGGATGAAATTCGTATTTACACCCGAAATGACGCCAACGCTGCTTCAGCGATCAACGAAGACGGAACTTACAAGTACAAAGGAACAGAGTTGTAATGGAAGACTTGACAAAGAACTCGCCAAAACTAGGCAAAAAAGAAAAAGCAATCAAGGTTTTCAATCCCCGCCGCAACCCAGTCGTTGCAAACGAATCCGGTCAAACCCTTTCAGGGTACGGCTATGGCATCGTTCACCCAGAAGATTCTGTTGCCAAACGTGCAATTGAAAAGGGTCTTCTGGAAGTAACATCTTTCTAGAAGTGAAATTGTCGATAGTGCCTGCACTGCACAGCAATAACTGTGTAGTAATCTGGCCCTACCTCGGCTAAGACAAACGAGGTTTGGAGGAAAGCCGATGCCCGGCGTAGTCGTTACAACCGCAGTACGGACAGGTCCCAGTACCACCAATGTTGCCCCTGCTTCGACTTTCTTTGTCGCTGGTACGGCAGAGCGTGGTCCGACCAACGAGGCAAAACTGGTTATCAGTCTTGCAGATTTTGAGACCCGCTACGGTGGTTACACCGCTTCGGGCACCCTGCATCAGCAGGTTCAAACATTCTTTGAAGAGGGTGGCGCTCGCGCCTACATCGCCCGCGTCACCGATGCCGCAACCGATGAGGTTGCGTCACTGACCCTTACCGCCGTTGGTGGAGGAAACGCATTCACGGTTTCTGCTGCCAACGCTGGAGCATGGGCAAATGGTGCAGCGAACGGCCTTGAGGTCGTCACCACCGATGGAACTGGCTCTGCTTCAAACTTCAAGTTGTACCTGAACGATGAACTTGTTTATCAGACCGGTGAACTTGCGACGGCTGCTGACTTTGTGTCTGCAATCAACAACTCAGCAGTAGCCACCATTTACATCTCAGCAAGCGTTAACACCGCTTCCGCAACCCTCGGCGCTTCCGCTGGCCTCCAGTTGTCTGGTGGCACTGACGGTGATGCTCCGACAGCCGCACAACTCGTCACCGGTCTTGACCTGTTCGAGACCACCTACGGTGCTGGTGCAGTTGCGATCCCCGGTTCATACTCAACCACTGTCTGGGACGGACTTCTCGCCCATGCTGTTGACAAGAACCGCATCGCCCTTCTTGCTTTCGATCCGACAAACACCGTTGATGACTCAGTCACCGACGCTGAGGACTGGATCGGCACGCAGACCAACACGGAATACGCCGGTTTCTACTATCCGTCAATCACAATGACGGGTTCCGCTGAAACCTCGCTCACCATTTCCCCTGAGGGTTATGTTGCAGCGAAGCGTTCCATCGCTCAAAACTCGGTTGGCGCTTGGCAGGCTTATGCCGGTCTCAACTCGAAGGCAGGCTTCGTAACTGGAATTTCCACTCCAATTGACAAGGCTGACAGCGACGTTCTTGACGCTGGTTACATCAATGCCATCCGAGTCATTCAAGGGTCTGTCCGGATCTACGGTGCACGTTCGGCTTCGACCGACATCACGAACTTCCGGTACATCACGGCTCGTGAAGTACTCAACTACATCGTCACCGAAGCCGAGAAGCGCCTTGAAGATCTGGTCTTCTCCACAATCGACGGACGACGCACTGTCTTCGGTCGTGTGGAAGCCCGCCTCATCGGCCTCCTTGAGCCCCTTCGTCGTGAAGGTGGACTCTACGAGGCATTTGACAGCGAAGGCAATCAGGTCGACGCTGGCTACTCGGTTCTCGTCACCGACGCCCTCAACCCGGTCACCCAGTTGGCGACCGGAACCGTGAAGGCAAAGGTTGGCGTCCGAGTCTCAAGCGTGGCCGATCGCATTGAGATCGAAATTGTCAAGTCCAACCTCACCGCTTCTGTGGTCTGATCGGAGAAATAAATGGCTAACAAAATCTCACAGAGGCAAGTAGTCGCTGAAATCGTCCCAGTCGTAGTGACTGGCTGCCCAACTGGTCCTGCTTTCAGTAACTACTTTGCTCAGGTTTCAGGTGGCGAAATCACCGCTGCGGTCGAAAAGATTTATGACGGCGGCATCCTTTTCCCTGAGGTCCTCACTGGTCCTCCGGAAATCGGTGATGTCACTATCACTCGTCACTATGACGCAGACCGTGACGGCCCTGCCCTCAAACTTCTTCGGAACAAGGTTGGACAGGTTCATTACGATCTGACGATTCAGGACCTGAACTGCGATCTCGTGGTTTACGGTACCGAGCGTGTTTACCCCAAGGCTCTCCTTGTGGGTTTGTCTGAGCCTGAAGGTGATTCGTCTTCTGGTGCTCCGACCACGTTCTCTATGACTTTCTCAATCTCGTCGGTTTCTGGTCAAACAGTAGCCTAATAAAGATTGACAATTGAAGTGATGGATTTGGGGCGCACTTGCGCCCCATTTCCTTTTCTATGGTGCTAGTCTTCCGGTTATGACCGATACCTATGAATTTTCAACTGGTGACAACCCCAAGGAAGAGCGCTCAACCTCAACGGGTTCACGCTCAGGAGAACCCACAGTCCTTGAACGACTTCGCAAGGAACTGTCCAAGAAGGTAGAACGAACAGAAATCTTCATTGACGTTCCCGAGCGTCCGGGCATTTCTCTTCGAATCTCTCCGAACATCTCGCAGCATCAGATGCGTTCATGGCGCAAGAACTCCGGTGAGAACACCAAGAATGGTTTCGATCCGACCAAGTTTGCTTGCTACGTCGTTGGACATACCTGTACCGGCATTTTCATTGAGGACGAAGAGGCTGTGAGTGCTGAAGGGCATCGTTTGTCTTTTGCTTCGCCTGAGATCCTTGAGATGACGAATACGACTCGTCCGATCCCTGAGTGCGTTCAGGCGTTCTTTGGTATTGATCCTCACGTTGAGGCTGCTGCTCTTACGATTATGGATGCAGCGGGTTATGGCGATGAGGTTGAGCAGGTGGACCCTACGACGGAGTCGTAGACGAACTTGCTGACGATGTCCGCATTCAGACGGCTGCACGTTTGGGTGAGGTTTTTGGCACTAACCCGTTGACGCTCCTTGATGTTGATGACGAGGATTGGCTGATTCTGTTTAGTTGCGCGCGTGTCATTTCCAATGATCGTGAGGAACAACGGGCAGAAATGGAAAGACGCAAGTAATTCCTTGACGATCCTCCCGTGATCACCTCTTTTCAGTGGCAACATGGGTGAGTCATGGCTGATGAGAACGTTCATGTTCATATCCGAATTACTTCGGACAAGCGTGAGATCGCTGCGACACGCAGGGAGTTGGAGCGCCTTTCGTTACAGGCACGCGCCCTAAATGACGATTTTGCGGATCTAAACGATACTCTTGATGGAAATAATGATCGTCAACGCCGTCTTCAGCGCAATTCTCAAGGAACTAACAGGGCTCTTGACTCGAATGGTTCTGCCGCTGACCGTCTTGGCAAGAAAATGCGCAAATCCGGCAAGGACATGGACTTCCTTGACAAGTCGCGCAAAATGTTGGCGGGTGGTCTTAAAACAGGTCTGAAGTTCGCTCTTATTGGTGCCACGATCGAAATGGTCGCTATGGGTGCCGCTATTGCTTCCGTGAACGCTTTGTTTGCTATTGGCTCAGCGTCAATGAAGGTTTACAACTTTGCTATGTCGGGTGTTGCTGCTGGCATTGCTGTTGGTATTGGGGCTTTGGCCACTTTTGCTGCTGCGCAACGTCAATACAACGCAGCAATTAACGGGTTTAGTTACAAGAGCGCCCCCGCTTTGGGTGCAGGTGTAAATCAGGCTCAGGGTGCTTTGCGGAACCTGACATCAGATTCTCGTGTCGCTGTTTTCGGTATGCAGAACCTGAATGCCGCCTTCGCTAACATTTCAAAAAGTACCGACCTTACTAAGCCTCTTCAAGATGCTTTGGCTGGTGTTGGTGACTTTGCTGTTGCTGCTGGTGGGGACATTGGTAAGAACTTTGCCGCAGCCGCAGAGTTTGTAGGCCTCCTTCAAAAGGAAGGCAAACTCACTGACGATCTTCTTGGTTCTGCTGAAAAGGTTGGTCCGAAGTTTGCCGAAGCATTGAAGGCATCTGGCAAAACTGGAGCATCGGAAATCATGTCCCTGTTGAGTTCAGGGGCACTCGCTGAATCCGCTGGCGTATCGGGGGCGTTGAAGGCGGTTAATGGCACGTTGATGGGGCAGTTCAAAGGCTTCTTCACGGAAATGCAAAGCCGGTTTGCTGATCTTGGCCAATCTTTTATTCCGGGCGTTACTAAGGCTTTTAGTCAGATTCAGGTGATTGCTCGAACTGCTTTTACTCGCATTAGTGGAACAATGTCGGGCATTAACAGCGGTGGATTCTTTGACGGGTTTGTGAAGGTCACTGAAAAACTCACTGACATGTTTGTCAACTTTTTTGACAAGTATTTGCCGAAAGCGCAAACCATGTTTAGCGGTGTTGGCTCGCTTTTCAATAAAATGCGCGGCTGGTGGAATAGTTTTGTTGATGGCATGAGGAGTTTGCAAGAGGCAAGCAGAATCATTAACAGCGCTTTTGGCACGGCTTTCAGTCAATTATTTGAAGGCTTTGGCGGTTCAATTAAAATGTTCGCCAAACTAATGGAAGACAATGAACCAAAGTTCATTGAATTTGGAAACGCTCTTGCCGGAGCCTTCAGTGGCATTCAAGACTTCTTTAATGGATTTAAAGAGTTCTTTGTTTCTAACCTTCCAGTCATTTCCACACTCATCGATGGTCTTGGATCAATTCTTGGACTGATCGGCAAAGTTGTGGGCGGCATATCGCAGATCGGGAAAGGTGTTGGGTCGGGCGTTGGTGGCTCGATTTTGAGTTTGATGGCCGTAACCGGTCTTGCTCTCGGTGCAGGAAGAATTGCTCCAAATAGCAAGATGGGAAGAGCCGGAAACTTCATTGGTCGACGCGCTGGCATTGCAGGCACGCCCGGAGGTGGTGGTCCGGGCATGACGGGCCCAATGACCATGACTGCCGCAACTGTCTATTTGACAACCAGCCGGTTGATTCAAAACTCTTCCGGCATGAATCGCTATGGCGGTGTCGGCAATACACCTTATGGGCCAATGCCACTCGGAGGGACTCCTCCTCCGACAAGAGGTCAGCGCATTAGGCAAGGCGCTGGGCAACACTTTAAAAACAATGCAGGCGGTTACCAGATGGGCGGAGCGATGCTCGGCCTTGCCGCCATGAGTCAATTCGCCAATGAAGACGCAAACCCATACCTTGCCGCTGGCGGCATGCTTTCAATGGTTAACCCCCTACTCGGTCTTGGGGTCGGTGCTGCCGGTACGGCTGCAACTGCAAAGACGGCAGGTGGTGGAGCGATTGCCGGTGCCGTCGGTGGCGGTGCGTTAACTGCTGGTGGATTTATGTTGGCTGGCGCAACGATGGGAAGTGCCGTTCCAATCCTCGGCACGGCTATCGGTGCTGCGGTCGGTGCTGCTTTGGGCGGAACGATTGGTTATGCACGTTCTCAGGCGGCTGAGCGTGATCAGGCTCGTGCCGTTGCTCGCGGAGAAGTGCAGGGCACATA